GAAAGAGATGAAAGAACATACAAATAAACATCGTTATCATATGGCTGCAGATTTTTCGGATTGGGACACAAGATTGCCCCAACAACTGATGAGAGCAGCATTTCAAATATTGCGACGCCTCATGCGTATAAATTCTGGTCTATTCCCCGATGAAAAATTTTGGGACGCTTTGGAAGAGCTTTATGTTACTCCCGTGGTACTTTTTGGGAATAAACTTTACGTAACTCAGCAAGGAACAGCTTCTGGTCACCCACTGACATACATTATGAACAGCATGGCTAATTCCTTACGAGAGCGATATTGCTTTTATTCCTTATTTCCCAACTTGAAGTTCGATGAGCACGTCTCCTGCATGTTTGGAGGAGATGATGCTGATGTTACTACTTCATTGAGGGAATACAACCAATTGAGTACATTACCCATTATGCTTTCTATGGGGCTTAAACCAACCGATTCATCTAAACAGCAGATTACAGAAGAGTTCATGGAAAAGAGTGAAGTGACGTTTTTAAAAAGGAATCAAGATGGACAGATCGACCCTATTTCTATACACAAGATGTTGTCATGGACAATGTCTTCAGATCAACTTGAACACGCCCGAGGAGCTATTGTCTCTGCCTTATACGAATTACATATGTATGGACGTAAGGTATTCGATGACTTTGTTCGATCCTTAAAGGAAGAGTTACCCAAAGCGGGGTTGTATAATGCAGCAAACGGAGTGGATATGTCATCTTACATAATGTCTCACCTGAAAACTGATGAAAGAGATTTTACAGAGTACGATGATCCTTGTTATGATTTTGAATCGTCATTATATGCCAGAAAAGTTGAAATGAGATATGTTCAAAAGATGCTTGTGCTAGAAGGTTAGGACAGCGCCGTAAGGCACCTTACTGATCAAGCTCCACTGGAGTTAGATCTATGATCGTAATCAACGATTAAAGCAATTTACTGATCAAGCTCCATTGGAGTTAGATCTATGATCGTAATTAACGATTAAAGCAATTTACTGATCAAGCTCCACTGGAGTTAGATCTATGATCGTAATCAACGATTAAACGGTTTACAGGAAGAAGTTTCCGCAATAACGAATCTTCATTTGGTAATTGGTTACCACTACGCCATTAGTCTCAGAATTGGCGCAGGAGGCTTTACCATCTTATTAAAAGATTTTTATCTTTATGAGTTTTGCGCTAGATTATCTTTAAGCGCATGTCAAAACCAATCAGATAGCAGCAACAATCATTGAAACAACGTTAGAAAACAATATTTCCGAGAAGAGAACAGAAGAGGACAAAACCAGTGATTTCCGAACTTTTGATTTAAAGCAAGATGAGGTGTATGATTCCGTTGGGTCTTTCCACAGACATAGCACTTATATGGATGTTTCATTACGTGAATTTTTAAGCAGGCCAGTAAAGTTACTGAATCTTTCTTGGACACCAGGTTCTGATTTGAATGCATCCATTGATTTGGCTACATATTTAAATTTGATACCTATTAAACACAAGTTAAATCAATTTGCAAGAATACGATTTACACAGTGTATCACAGTGTCTTATGCAGTTAATCCTTTTTATTCAGGATCATTACTGTTGTCTGCTTTTCCTTTAGGTGCATGGGATGAAATATCACCTGCACGCCTACCATTAACTCCCATTAACCACGACTTTATTCGTTTGACTCAACGGCCACATGTTTTTATGTCAGTAAATAAGAGTCATACAGCGACTTTACGCCTTCCGTGGTTTTCAACCAAGGAGTGGTATTCTTTAGTCACTGATAATGACTCTTCCGTAAATCCATACACTGTTGCTCTGAATTCATTAAATCAGTTAGCGCATTGTAATGGAGGTACAGAGGCCATAACAGTCAACGTATTTATGTCTTTGGAAGATGTGGAATTGGAGGTACCCACGACTTATTACACCGCTTCATCCGAACAAAAGCCCATTTCATCAACTTTGGAAAAATTTGCCCAAACAAGCAATGTTTTATCAAGAGTTCCATTTCTCCGCCCGTACATGACACCAGTTCAAGCAGCAGCGTCTATGAGCACAGATCTTGCTAAAGTTTTAGGATTTAGCAAACCTTTTTCAGCCCGTGATCCCGCCGTGACGTGTGCCCCATCCAAATCTCAAACAGATCAACCAAATTC